AGATTAAGAAGGGGATGTAGGACTCCCACAACTCTTGTACCTGTCCCGATACATCGAAGACTGAATCTACGATGAGTGTATTAATGGCTGTCTGTACTGCGGCTAGCGTACCAGACTTCTTGTAGATATCTACTGCGTTACGAAGCTGATGTCTCCACTTAGCAGGGGACTCTCCTCTAAGCCTCCAGCCAATGAGTTCAGCGATGTACTCTAAGTGCTCATCCTTTACTTGGTTGATGTCATAAATCAAACCAATGTTCTCGACAGCATCAGTATAGTCTGCCATACCGAGAGCCATCATAGTTTGGAACTTCTGTAGTGGACCCTTGTTTACCGTATCCTCTAGAGTAGTTTGAGCATCAATGTAGTCTTGGAATGCAGTCTTTACTCTGAAGTCTGTCTTATCCATATGCAGTTTAGAGTAAACTGCATCTACAAAGCTGAGGAGATTACTTAGCTTTTGAGTTCCACTGAGGTAGGTGTGTAGCCTATCTGAGGTTGCTGAAACATAGGACTCAGGAATCAGAGCACTGTCTTCGAAGAAGGAGCATACGTCATAGTTCCTCCAAATGTGTTCTGTGAATCCTCGTACTCCATCAGCAGTCTCTAGGGTGTCTCCCGTGTACAGACGAGTTAGAGAAGACGTTACATAGCCAGAGGGCTCCCAGGCCAAGCTGCCATTAGCTGAAGTGTTTAGGAAGTAGAACCAACCCAAGACATCAGCTAGGTACTCATGTACGCTACTGGCTCCCAGGGAATCATTAGTTAGACTGGATAGGGTACTGAAGTTAGCTTCAAGGACTGAGTTATCTGTGGGTGTGGGGACTACGATAGAGGGGAGAAGAGTACCCGATAGGTAGCTTTGGAACTCTGCGCTAGTATCGAAGTTGGATAGAGTCTGCCCTAGAGGAATCAGAATCTTGGTTTCGAATTGGAAGGGGTTGAGGTTCGTTAGCTTGTTCTGCTTGACGAAGTACTGTGAGATACCTTCCAAGGTATTGATTGCTGAAACCTGTGTCCCTATAACAGAGGACATAGGCAGGACAGTACTAATGCTATTAGCTGCCTGCACATGAGCGTTGATGATGTTAGAGAATGGATTAGTCTCCACTCCACTCAGAGCTAGGTCTTCAGTCTTGTATACCTCTGGGGTAATAAGCTGTAAGAGTTCTACGAAGTTGGTCCTCGTATACGTTCTTGGAGATGGAGTGTATTCTTCAGACATTAGGAGAGAAGCTCTACGTTAATTGTAAGGTTGTTTAGTTGGATGATCTCATTGAAGTCTACTAGTACGTCCTGATCTAGGTTGTTTAGAGTAGAGTAACGAACAGCGTCTACCTCAAAGATCTTCCTGTTGATATCGGATACTTCTAGTGCTTGGCCGAAGCTTCTGTTATCAGCACCCATGTAATTAAGGATCTTCTCTCTAACCTTGGAGATGATCTCGTTCTGGTGAGGTTTCTGCTCCTCGTCAATCTTAATGGTAGTGACCAGATCGATTGTTCTAATCAGTCCATCTACAATGACAACTTCATCAGTAGCCATCTTCTTAGAGCTAATAGCTTCTAGCAAATTAGTTTTAAAGTTGGGAGTAGCCTTCTGTAGCTGTAGATCAGAAGCCTTCTCTAGCACATAGATGTCGATGGTATTAGCGGAAGCGTAAGCTCGTCTTGTAGCTGCTCTAGCCTTGCCAACGGTTCCCCAATTGCTAATGAATGTGTTTGCGAAGACTGAGTAGTCTTGAAGAGTAACTAGTCGGTCCTGTCTACGGAAGGTAAGGGGCGCATACTTCTTAGCGTTCTGAATTGATTCCGCATTGGCTCCTCCCACGGCAGGAGTAACGTTAGTCAGGGTAGCGGTAATGCCTACCCCAGCGTTAATCTCGATAGCAGTATTAATAGACTCCTTTAGAAGGTTACCTCTAGATCCACCCCCAATCCTGTAAGTAACTAGGTAAGAGGCTGAGTCATCTGGGGAGATACCAGTGGTGCCGTCACCGAAGACTACGGTGGCTCCGAAATCATCATCGTATACGATCTCGAAGATCTTATCTGATATGCCTGAAGCAAAGTAGAGATTATCTACTTCATGAAAGGCTCCGTTTACAGTAGCCTCGCTTGAGTCGATAAAGACTTGTACGCTGCCCTCGATAACAGGAGCAGTAGTTAGTTGAATAGTTCTAACCCCTTCGGTAGCAGCAAAATCACCTGAGTCGGTTACTAAAGCACCCTCTTGGATAGCCAGATCAGTATAGAGCCTTCCATTTGTAGTGATCTCTAGATCAGCGTTAGCGTTGGTGTCTAGATCAGTAACCAGTCCGTTCTCTACCTGATAGAGTGTGTAGCTTACTTGGCCCCCATCTTCAGGAGAAGTAACTGTGATGACCCTATTTTCTTGAGAGATAGTCCAAGTTCCTCCCCCTGGAGTTTGGCTAAGAGAAACCTCGACATCAGCAGCAGCCGATAGTGGCCCCCTCATGCGTACACCAATTAGCTCTAGGAGTTTCTTGACGCTAGAACGCTGGTTAGCTGTGGAGAGGAAGTTTTCGTTGGCTAGCATATCCGCTTTGAGGGACATGACAGAACCCATGTAGGCAATCATCTCTAGGAACATTAGACCTAGATCAGACTCAACAAAGTACTGGTACTCTAGTGGGTATACCGCTTTAGCATACTGGATGAGGGAGTCCCTTAGGGAGACGAAATCCGTTGCAGCAAAGTTGATTAACGAAGGTCTCTTGTTGACAGGGATCTCTGCCAGCTTCATGTAGTCTGAGGATAGTGTTCCTGATAGGTTCATTAGGAGATAAGTACGGGTACGTCAAAGACTGCTAGATCCTCTTCGATGATTTGGAGGGTGAGCGTGACCAGAAGAGAGTTGCCTCCAGATGGTCCTGTGTCCCCTAAGGGGGTTACCCCTAGCTTGATTAGTCTAGCACCTACGATGTAGTTATAGAAAGAGAATCTGATCTCTTCCTTGATAGCTTCGAAGGTAGTTTCGTCTAGTGGTTGGAAAAGGAACTTACGGAGGTTACATCCAAACTTAGGGAGTAGGATACGTTCTCCTCTATCTGTCCTAAGTAGCTGAATAACAGCATCCTTAATAAGCTCTACTCCTGTCTTCTTCGTGAAGAAGCCACCAGACTCTCTATTAGAGCCTAGGGGAAAACCCAGCCCGTAAGTAACCTTTTTCTTACTGGTTGGGGTCTTCTCGATGAAGGAGGGAACAGTAGTCCCATAGATCGTTACTGTATTGTTAGCAGCCATTAGGTGATAATCTGTTTGAAGAAGCCTTGTTGTGCTTCGTAGTTGGTCAGAACCTCTCTACTATCTAGGGCTCTAGAGTAAAATTTGAGACTCCCAACGTGTCCACGGAGTCCACTGATTACTCCTCCTGTAGATCCTCCTCCCATGAAGTTTCCGTACTGGTACATACCGTCTGTCCAACCTCCACCTACAAGCCAGGGAGTGTAGAAGGGATTGAGCTTAGGCCCAGTCTTAACCGTAAGAGGCCCATCTACTGTCGATAAGGAATACTCAAAGCTGTTAGGCTTCTTAAAGGAGGGTAGGCTGGGTGGAGCATACTTAGCTTCTCCGAAGACGGTTGTGAGCGCGGACGTAGCTAGCACCTGTCCATCGATGTACATTACCACCTCGTCCTCTTGGGGGTTTACTGCAATGGCTAGGTGTACGAAGTTCGAATCCACGCTCCCTAAACTATGGTTGGAGGAGAGGTCTACCTTCATCTTGAAGAACGAGGCAAAGTCCTGACACTCATCATTGTTGATCCAAGACAGGGAGGAGGAGTCTCTAGCTTGCGTAGGGGCTAGGAAGAAACTGAGCGAAGAGGAGGTGAGGTTATCCCCATTAGAGTTACTAGCAGTAGAGGAAGTTTGTGTGATTCTTCTGTCTCTAGAGAAACCACAAATCAAGCCTCTAGTATAATCAGTACCTTTCTTGTTCTCTAGGAAGTCTAGGCCCCTAAGGGTAGCCGTATGATCTATAGCGGAAACGCCAGAGGTATTACCAGTGTTCTCACACCCGAAGAGTACCTTGGTTAGAGAAGAGGTGCTGGTACTAAGCCAGCCCAGTTCCTCGTCCTTGATATTGGGTACATGGACCCAGCAGTCTACTGTGAATCCCTTGTGGTTGTATGTTAGATCCCTGTACTCAGGGTTGTCTGGTAATCTTAGGAAGCTACCTAGGGCAGAAGCTCCTGCTGAATCTGAGGACTTGTTCTTTACTACACCCTCTAGGTAAGGGATAGCTAGTCCTGAGAAGAAGATGCTTTGCTGGTTAGTGCCTACTAGTTGAGCGTTGTTGTATACTCCCTGGGTGGCACAGTTAGTGGTATGGAAATCTGTTGAGGAGGGAAGACTCAGGGTGGTATCCAGGAAGTTGTAGATAGCAAATAAGTCTTCGTCCACAATCTGATCTGTTAGAGATAGGACTGTGCCTGAAGGCGTAGCTCCACCAGAGGGAGTATAGATGATACTTCCCTTACCAACAGTAGGCACGCTAAGATGAGCAAACCCAATTGAGGGAGACTTGGAAGAAGACTTAACGAACTTAGGATCAATAGGTAGGACCATTCCATCCACCTCACCCTCAGCAAAGACTAGGGCCTTCTGCTTCTCCAGATCGACTTGGAGGTTGTACTTCTCTAGGAAGGAGAAATCGTTAATAGGGATCTCGCCAGGTGCGAACATAGGCCCGTCACCATCCCCGTAGATCTGTGGAGCTTTGAGGGCTACCTCGATCTGCTTCTTACGTCTGTTGATCTTGTGATTGTGGTTGGCAATCTCAGAGATGATTAGGTTGCGTTGATTCTTAACGATGGAGGAACCTTCCCCGTACTCGGTGATGAACCCTTGTAGGTCTCCTGATAGATCGTAAACGTGCTTATCCCTTTGCTGCTTAATAACAGAAAGGAAGTGGTCAGCATCGTAGTACATCTTGAGGCCCTTGCTGTCATCAATGATTGCAGTATCGAAGATGTTATCCGTGAACTTGTTGAGGGAGGCAATAGAGATAGTAGTACCCTTGCCGCCTAGGTTTGGATCGTAGT